TGTGTGCGCGTGCTTTCCGCTTGAGCGTAGGCAGCGTCACGATCCATGTCACGTTGGATACGCATCTTGTTGGTGGCGTCGTTGAGTTCGGCAATCGCCTTGCGCGCCTCGGCCGTGAGGCTGGCCGACATAACGCGCGGGTCGTTGCCGGCGGCGGCCTGCTGGGACTGCTGAACCAGCACCATCTCGTCGGCGGTGAAGCTGATCTCTTCCGGGTCGAGCATCCCGTTGATCTTGGCGATCTGCTTGAATAAGCGCGTCGGGTCGATACCGAAGCCAGGGTTGGCCATGAGCTGTGGAGCCGACTGCGTGATGAAGACGTTCCGTTGATCACGAGCGACCAGTGAGGTCGAACCATGAGGTATGATTTTAAAATCACCTTTAATAGAACTGTCTTCCGCGTAGAGCAGAAGGTAGTTGTAGTAGGCTGAGATGTGCGGCTTGGTTAAGAAGTCATCATAGATGCGTGCCATGCGGCGCAGGAGCGACGAAGCGTTGGCCACGAGCAGTTGCATACCCCCGAGGGTTTCAGGCACACCGTTCGGGCCGGACTGGCCTTGGAGCAGGATCGGAAGACCGGTCACGTTCTCAGCCATCTTCAGGGCGAAGTCGATGGCTGCCAAGAGTTCTTGTTGGTTGCTTGGGATATTGAAAGCGTTAAAGGCTTTGTTCGTGTCCTGCACATCACCGTCAGGCTTGAGCAACCAGACCTTGCGCGGGGTAATCTCCCACGAGCCGTCAGCCGGAATGACAGAGCCGCGGGCGATGATGATTTGCGGCCCGCTGCTCAGGCCGGCATTTTCCATCATCGCGCGAACGTGAGCATTCAGGATCGCTTGGCACGATCTGATCTGGCGCGCAATGCCGATACCGAACGGACTGCCGGCGACACGCTGCCAACACATGAAGTCGTAAGGGAAGCGCCCATCGTTCATCGGGTTCAAGTGGGCTTTTACCGGCGTGTCGTTGATGATCGTGATGATCACCGGCACGCCGATGTTCGCGATCTCGTCGTCAGGAGTGCAATCGCACTGCATGGCGATCACATCTTCTTGCTTGAGGAAGCCGTAGTAGTACCAGACATGGAAGCGCGCCGTCGCCAAGTCCTTCGACTCGTGCGGGGCAGCCGCCATCTCGGACGTAGCGCTCGTGCGTGGGCCTTGGGTGATCACATCTAAGAGCGCCAACTTGATGTATCCAGGTTGGTCGATCAGGTCGCGAACCTGCTTCTCAACCATCCGATCATGCTCAATGAAGAACTGACCATTGTGGATGTTGTCGCCGCAAGCCGGGTCAGGATAGGCATCCCAAACGCTGATGCACTTTGATTCAGGGACCACTTCTTCAAGGACGGTGACCTTCTCGGTTCCGGTGACCTTGTCGAAATCAACCTTGATGGTTCTACGCTTGGATGGGACAGGGCCGCGCATGACACCTGTGCCCAAGCGGCTTGACTCATCAACCAAGGCCCGAGTGGAACCAGCGAAATCACACTGCTGAAGCTTGTCGTCAATCCAAAGCTGGGCACCCTTGGCCGCACGGTTGGCGGCGTTGATCATCTCTTCAACAGGATCAACCTCTTTTGGCGCCGGGGCTTGGCCATCCTGCTGGGCCGGTTGGGCCATCACCTGTAGGGACTTCACCAAAGGGCTCGGAACTTCAGGCATGTTCGGTATTGGCGATGCTTCAAGTGACCAAGCACGGGCATCACTCGGGCTCAGGACTTCAATCACCTTACTGGCCGCCGTTTCAACGTATGGCCGGGTGATGTTCAAGAATACCTTGGAGCGGTATTTCGATTTCGGCTTGGCGATCAGCGGTGAGGTGTCGGTCAGACCCTTGTAATAAAGGGTCTTCTCACTTTCGTCCCGACCTTCATAGTAGGCTTGGTCTTCGGCCCACTGCGTTTCAATGCCGGATGTCAGCCGATATTTGACAGCCTCATCACGATGGGCAACCAGAATCTTGGACAGGGCATCACGCTTGTCACCCTGCTCAACTTCATGTGCGGCCGCCGCTTCTTCAGCTGCAGCAAGTTCATCAGGGCTCATTTCATCAAGTGCGCTGAGGGGATTATCTTCAGTATCTATCATTGTTTGGTTACCCATTAAAGTTGCCCACCCATCACACGCGCCAAGACACCGCGCTCTTTCAAACCTTGTGGATCATTGGGATCAGCAAAGGCGCTGCCCCGCATTGCTGCTTGCTGATCACCGGCCAATTCTGATTTCCCAAGAATACCTTTTGCTGATTGCATATCAAGCTGGGCTTGATTTTGCCCAGGGTTCATCAGTTCTCTGGTGTTGCTTACCGTGAGATTGGGTGCCTGAACAGGCTTCGGTTCCGCGGGAGCCGTTGGCATCACCGTTGGTGTCAGTTTTTCAAGAGCAGGTACAGGTTGCTCAACTGCTTTGTAACCCTTGTTCTGCCAATCCTGTTGAACCAACTTATAAAGCTGAAGATTACCATCAGGTAATCTTGTGAAAACGAAATCACCAACCTGATTTTTTAAATCTGAAACAACAGGTACAACCCGGCCATCACCACTTGTCCCGATGACCTTATAACCTGAGCCAATATCAACAGCCAAGGGGGTTTTGGAAGCTTCGGCGGCGGCCAACCTGTCATTGTAGCCTTTAACCGCAGCTGCTTCTACTGCTTGCGCCGCGGCGAATTCCTTTGCGTAGTTGCCATAGGCTGCCTCGTAGTCACCACCGTTTGCGGCAACATCCTTCTGATAATCTTCAATCGACTGTCGGAGCAAGCGAGCATTGGCCATGGGGAATCCTTAATATTTTCAGGATTGTATTCGCATCGAACTATAAGTGCAACCTGAGTTAAAAAACCCCATAGTCCGTTTCGAATGCCGCCGCCACCGGCCGCTCGTCGTCAAAATTCAAACCCATCAGGGCATCATCGTCCATCCCACCCCCACCTTCGACCGCCATGGCGCGCGTCAGGCCGACAGCGAGCGTCTGAAAAGCATCGGAACCATTGGAGTATTGATCATGCAACGGTGACTGGCTGAAGACCTTTCGCTTTGGGTCAAAGCTGAAGCTGTAGTTACGCAGCGCCTTCCGACCTTCCTCAGTGTTGTCCTTGTTGAACCAACACTTCGGCATGAGTAGGCGACCTGCTTCGATCTGCTGATCCTTCGGCAACTTGGCCACCACCTTCAGGTTCCGCATGCCCATCTCACGCAAACTCTGGATGCGGGACTTCCCCCCGTTACCGAGTTCGCGAACCTTGGAGTCGTGCGGCAGCAGATGGGCGCCCAGCCGATTGACGTAGGGCAGCTTGCGCAGCCACTCAACGTAATGGTCAAGCCCCTTGCCGCTGGCCTGATAGTAGTCGAGCAGATGGGGCTCGCGCCCGCACATCTGCAGCACCCAGATCGCTGTGCTGTCGGACATACCCAAGTCCCAACCGGTGATCGGGGCGCTACCGGCGGGGTCGTATGGCACCTTGGTGATCTGCTTATCCACCATGTAGGGTAGGAATATCTTTCCGGTGACGGCCGCGTGGACGTTGTTCTCGAACTCGACCTGATAGGCTTCCTCGCTCATCCCGCGTCGAAGGTCTTCAAGCTCGTGATCGGGGAGAATTCCCGACTCGCTGGCCTTGAGGTTGAGGCTGAACCAAAGCAGCGGTGCGCGCTGAGCCAACTCATAGGTGCGCCAAAGATAGTCATCAATGCTCTTGACCGTGCCAGCGATGGTCATCCACCCCTGCCTGTCGGCCAAGGCCGGCCGGATGATCTGCGTGATGACGAAGTCTGGTACATCGGCCGCCTCGTCGATTACGATGCCATCAAGGAATAGGCCGCGCAGTCGCTCAGCGTTCTCGGCGCCGACCAGCATAATCGTTGTTCCAGGCTTGTTCGTATCTCTGGGATCAGGCAAGGTGACCGTCAAGTGCTGCTCAAGGCTCTTGAACCCCCGGCAGTTCGCGAAGCAGGCCGTCTGGTCTTTCAGGTATTGCCATGCAATCGTGCGCGCTTGGCTTTGCGTCGGCGCCATCATCGCGAACTGCTGGCGCAGACCATCAGGCCGCGGGGTCAGGCCCCGCACGATGATGTCGTTCAGGGTTGCATAGGACTTCCCGCCCCGCCGATGACAGAGCAGCACAGCATAGCGCTGGGTCCGGTTGTGGTACGGCAGGAACGCAGCGCGCGGGGTGTAGTTGAAACCTGCGTTGGCAACCGTTCCGTTCATCGGTTGATCACAACCGTGCCGAGGCCGATGAGCGCAACACCCAAACCTAACATCACGTATTCACCAAGAATCAACATAAGGGTGGTAATCAAGATTCCAACCATGATGAAAACAAGGCCGAACTTATTTCCCAAAGGCGATTTGGGATTGCGCTGCGAGTTCTCACGCATCCAGATTTTCTGAGCAGAAAGCTGCTCACCAATCTCAACTTCATTAATCCTTCGTGCCATCACTTTCTCCCCGTTTGATCTAAGCGATATCCAAGGTAGAGTAGTATAGGGCAAAGCACCAACATGATCAACCAGCCTGTCGGGCCTGGATCGGGCAGCATGGGGGTAATCAGAAAACCTAAGCCGCCC